CACTCGAAGTCTTTAGCGAGCTTTTCGTGGTAACGCACCGTGCTGCCGTTAATAGTCCGCTGGACCGTGTAATACACCTCGTCCTCAACATCGCCCGGTAAGACTAAAATATCCTCCACCCGGCCATCGCCAATCACGACATCCACCCATGCGGATATCTTCTCGGCGACATCAAACACCAAGACTGCCACCGTACCATCCGATCTAACACAATGAATCCGCGTGTCTGGCTGGCGCTGAACGGCAATATGTACAATACCGGGGTCACCAATTTCAGGCACGAGCAACGTGTAATCGATGGTCGTGTAGTCAGGATTATAGGTCGAGGCGTCGTAGCGAATGCTGTAAACCCGCGTCCCCGAGCGTTGTACAAAAATACCGACATCATCCGCCCGCACCGCAGCGACTTGAGCTGAGCCCTGTGTCGAAGTGTCCTTGATGTTGAAATTCGTCGGCGTTAACGGTTCGTCAAACGATGAGGACCGCATGGATTTTTCAGCGCTGTCCGTTCCTGCGAATAACCGATTCATCGGCAATAGCCAATTGATGGTATCGACCGGCCCCGAACCAATGCTACGGGAAATCGGCCCAGAATCGCCCAGCGTTTCAGGATCAAAGCTGGAAAAAGCATCGGAGACCGAGCCCCAAATCTTGTCCTTACCGGCCCACCATAACCGCCCTTCGTAAAAGGCCACCGCAGATGGATAGCCGCGGCGTGGCGACCATGCCCCTTCCGACCAATTCGGCGTGGTGTCCGTGCCACCCAGGCTTTTTAGGACAACTGCCGTGACCTGTGTTGACGAAGTGTACCCCGTAACGCGAACAATGCCTGTAATGCTGCCGGCAGAGAACGACAATACGCACAGCGCGTTACCAGACGTGTAGCCGCCGCTCTTAAACCCGATTCGATAGAAGATAATTTGATTATCCAGACCATCCAATACCGTGAAAGCCCCGTTAGAAGTGTAAGTATCGACATCAGCCCAAGCACCGGGCGCGCCGATCGATCGCTGTAGCGTTAACGTACCCGCCCAAGTGCCGGATAAATCGCCATTGAATCGCCGGCTATCCTCCACCCCCGTCACCTGAATCGGATCGGTGTATTGGTTGTCGCCGTTTAATAGCGATGAGACGTACTGGCCAATGGATGAAATGCTAATCAGCGATAAGAAATTAGTCGCCTTGAAATAATTGTCGGAGGCAGTCAATGTAATCGTGCCAGAAACCCCGGAAGGCTCTAACGTGATCGGCGTGATATTTTCGACCATGAACGGGCCATCATTCGGCAGGTAGTCGACAATAGACCATGAGCGCGCTGCACGTCGTTCAATCTTTTTCTGCACATAACCGCTACAGGCGATAAAGATGACATCGCCCGACTGATCGCTGCGGATCATTGATAGCGAAGCTTCTAGCCAGGGGGTTGTCAGCTCCACCACGCCGACCGCTTCGATGACAATGGAGTCCACCAAGACTTCGTACAATTCGCGACTGAATAGCTTGATATAAAAATTACCGGATGGCGTAAAGGCCAGCGAGTGGTAACCGTTGCCTAGAATCGTCTCATTAATGTAGTCGTCGCCCTCGTCGGCAGAGCCTACCCGCAACAAGACGGGGCCGGTGTTGATCGTGATACGCAGGGCATGCTCAACACCAATATTGCCTCCTGCCACAGTAACGGTTTGCTTGCGGATTGCCGCCTTGAAACCCGTCCCGATGAGGGACATATAACCGCCAGTCTTCCAAGCAGATACTGCGCCAGATTCATCGGCATCAGTCCAACCGGTTAAGTTGCTGGTGAACGCGCCATTGGTAATCGCCGAGGTGACGGACGGACGCGCAATCAAGACATCGTCAATCCATACCCGCATAATTAGGCTGGTGAGCTCGATACGTGCGAGCTGTGAAACGGAGAATACAAAAGGAATGTTTTTCGAGCGGGCGTTGCTTTTGGTAGTCCCGGTGTATTGCGAGCCATTACGCAGCGACATTGAGCCGAGAACGCGCGGCATCCAGTTGGTTTGGATTTCTGCTGAGAACCGCATGCGATCAATATCAGTTCGAGCCATCGCCAGCGCGGAGATGCGCCCTCTATTGAAGGCGTAGAGGGTCGGTAAGGCCTTGCCCATCAATGCCTCCCTACGCGCGCACTAGCCCATCTGCCTTGCGGAGGGAATTTCAGCGGCTCGCTGGCCCCATCTTGGCCGCGCGCCTCCTTGAACAACCGCTTTAAATCTTCCTCGAGACTTTCTTTCTTGCTGGCATTTTGGGACAGTCGTTCGATAATTCGTAAGGCCAGCTTACACGACGCCCATTGCGTGAACTTCGCTGGCCACAGCGATAAATCATTACCGTACGCGTTATCGTTCGAGATATACGCAACGTACAGCGTGTCGTAATTGGCAAACCAATAGCCGCCACGATCCCAGAATTCAACGAGCGGAAATCGCATCGCGGGATCGGACGAAACCACTACGCTGCGCCGCCAGTCCTCGGGCTTGTTGAACGCATATTGAAAGCCGATATCGTTCGTATCGATCGAGGGGGAATAGGTGATTGAAATGGTGCGAGTCGCAAATTGCCACTCCATCGACTCAAGGCATTCGTTGATAAAGTCGTCGTCGAATGCCTCGTCGAGGTAATGTCTGGCTGGTCGATTATCGGTCACAGTCAGCAGCTTGCGCTCGCCGCAGAAGCGTAAAGCTCCGTTGAACACGCTGAGCCGTGAAGTCATGTTAGGCGGCCTGTAATTCGGCTTTCAGCTCCGCCATTTTCGCTTCCGCCTGCTCGCGCAAATCCAGGCCATCGGCCAAAACATCAGTGCCACGCATCACAGACCACTTGGCGCGACCGCGATGGCGGACTTCCATTTCTTCCGTCGGCCGCACTTTGCGGATCGCATCGAATTCCACATAAGCGATCGGTGCAACAATAGCCGATAATTTTGAGACGCTGCGCACGTAGAGGTCGGCAAAATAATGACCCTCCAGCGGGCGCACCTCGATATGGTCGCCGGCAGTCAATTTATTGGCGATATTGGCCCAATAATCAGGGCTGAGCATAGATTCAAATGCAATGCCCTGCGCCGGCTCGTGCAGCCAACGACGGAGCTTGAATTCTTGTTCGCGTAGACTAACGGGATTGGCTTTGATGCTAGGAATGGCAGCAATTTCCATAGTGACCTCAGATAGAAAAAAGGGCGGCAGTGACCGCCCAAAGTATTTCCGGTTACCGCTTATTACGCCAAGGTAGCCGCACTAATCGTTGCGTTGCCATCGGAATCGACTGCGGTAACGGTATGGATAGTCACCGCTGGCGCATCCGAATCAATAACGATTACGACATCCCCGACCCGCATGCCATACGTCTCCATCGCTGCAAAATAATCGGTAGCCTCAACAGTGGCGTGGCCATCTGTCGACGTGTATCGATACAGCGCGGGACCGGCGCCAATGCTGGGCACCATAACCACTAAACCACTTGCTGCAAAAGCCATGATATTTCTCCTAAATAATGTGTTAAGCCGCTGAATTAGCTAGCGACGTATGCGCTGCCATCATGATTCATGACTACTATACCGCTGTTCTGCAGCAGCTTAGCCCCCATATAGAGCGAAGCGCGCGCCCACCAATATTTATCCTCCCCGTTGTATCCGCCCTCCACATCGAGGTCGGTCGAGTTAGCGGCGTGGCCGATAGCGCTTTTGTGGTACATGAAGCACTTCTCGGCATTGGTGCCGGCACCAGGAAGGCGAGGATGTACAATCCAGTTAATGCCCATCCAGCGGAACATGCGGCGAGCAGGACCGACCAAAGGCTTAACCTCAACATAATCGCCGGATGAGAACTCGGTGGTTTGAATTAAATACCCACGATATGCCGGGGAGATAATCGCAAACATCGAGTCTTCTTCTTCAATATCCACTTCGGCGTTGCCGAGAATCGCTTGCGACTTGGCCACCATATTCATCGACGCCACGGCAGCAGCGCCGGTATCGTTGGTCGCGGTGTTGAGCTCGGTGATGATTTGCGCGTCGATCTTGCGATTCAATACTTTGACGGTATTGGATTGCATGATGCGCTTGCCGTCGCCCTGCGAACTGAAAATGTCGAAGTCCGAACGACGGCGCTTGTCGTGCCACTCAGTCAGGGTGCAAGTGGATTGCACGTTGTTGTCGACCGAGGTGGGAATTAAACCGTTCAGGCCCCGAGTTGTCGCTTCGGTGCCACCGGTATCGGATACCAGAAAGACAGCGGAGTTGCCTTGACGGACATGCTCTTGAGTGGTGGAAATGCGCAGGAAAGATTGGCCCAGCTCGAAAGCGGCGATCGTCTCCATGCGGTACTGTGTTACTGGTGCATTAGCGGCCATGGTAGGCTCCTTGCAAATACGATTGAGTAATTCGCATTGGCAGGGTGCCTACCTAACGGTAGTGCTGCGGGTAGCGGTGTTGAGTGTTGCCGGGGGTCTTTCGACGGTATCCGGCCTAGCGGTCTTTCATCTGCTCTTTGCGCTCCAGCAGGGTTTGTAACCTTGCCTGCGCTTTCTTGTCTTTGTGCCAGCCTTCGTTGTCCTCGCGCATCCGCTTCTGGAAGCTCTCGATTTCATCTTCGAGGCCTTCGGAGGTGACGGAATTGCCGCCCAACGTGGCGAGCGGGTTTACTTCTTTCGCAACACCGGTCAGCCATCGAATAATATCGGGGTGATCGCCGATCAGTTTGCCGTCAGCCGTACGGGCCGACATCAGATTAGCGTATAGGCCTTCGGGTGCATTGTCAAATAATTGACCCACTGCGGCGATATTGGTTTTAAACTCCGCGCCGTATTCTTGCGTTAACTCCAGTAACGAGTTCTGCTTAAATGTTTTGTCGAAGGTCACTTGTTCTTGAAGCGCATTCTCTTGCAGGTTT